GATTTTTTTTTAAAATTTATAAAACCTTGTAAATGTGGTGTTCCGCTTTCACCAATTTCTTTACCTATAATGTATATATCACATAAATCCTTAATTATTGGAACTATGGAACTAATGTCTTCATCCTTATAATTATTAAGAGTAAAACACCATCTTTTTGCAGGAGAAATCTGAGTTTTTTTTTTTGATGGGAGAGGTTTAGTATTACCCTCTCCCTTGGAACTATTGGAACTACTGGCACTCATTTATATAGTATTATAGAAAATAATTAATTGCGTTTAAACGCACAAAAATAAAATCTAATTATATATTATAAAAATGCCTCGTAATCCAACTAAGAAACCCCGCGTATTACGTAAAAAAAATATTATGAAACGTAAAAGTGCTACATCACAAGCAAAGCAAATAGCAACATTAAGTCGCCAATTAGGTCGTATGAATAAAGAAAATTTTAATAATATTAGAACATCATGGCAACGTAATAATCTACCAATAGGAAGTACTAGCATTACTGGTATTGCTACTCCTTACGTATGTCCAATTCCTTATACTCTATGCGATCCACTCGGTGTAAGTCCTGTTCCAAATGCTCAATTATGGGCTGATAACCGTGTAATTGGTTCTCAACCAACATTTAGTAAAAGATTAGTATTTGGACATTCTGACGCATCTACTAATTCTAATAAGATATATCACACTGGCGGTAAATTACGTTATACAGTATATACAGATGAACCTAGTTATACTAAATTGACTATTGCACTTATTAGACCAAAGAAGAAACAAGCAGACCAACTAAGCATCGATAGAAATTTAAAAGGTGCTAGTGGATTAAATCAACCAGGGTCTAGTGCTGAAATATATGATGATATAGATTATACTACACATTCTGGTGCTGGTGGTCTTGAAAGCACATGGTACGGTGCTGAAATAAATACAAAATACTGGGACGTATTATACAAAAGAGAAATTGGATTACAACAACCTAAGAACTTAGCCGCCTCCGCATTTGTTCGTTCTACACCAATTGTCGGCAACGGTAAAAATACTACATTAGTTGCTACTGGAAGTATTAGACTTCCTGCTGGTGGCGAAATTAAAGCAGTAGGTAATTTAACATCACAAAATCAAAGTCCTGCTACTGCTATGGAACAACAATATCTCGACCAAAGAAATGAAAATTCCTGTTATTTAGTTGGTATTCATAATGATTTAACCCTTGATACAGAAAACGTAAGTATGGGATTTGTCGTAACTGATTACTATAAAGCAGTAGTTTAAACATTTAACAATTATAATATAAAATTTATATAAGATGCTTGTCTTATATAAATTTCTGGCAGTATAACGGTTCAACTATCGACCCCCCTCACCCGCCAGGGGGGGAGATATTGAACCCCCGAATTATTGCACGAAATTTCTGGCAGGCAATGGGGAACGGAGACTTAACCCATTAATCAAAAGTTAGAACAGTTTGAGTTTCTATTTGCTCATCATCACGGAGCGCATCATCGCACTCACAGAAAATAGCACCGTCAGGTGCTTTCGTTGTGGAAGTTGTATAAGGGACTTGCTCACTTATTTCTCTCACTATATATTTACCGGGGTGAAAATTTCTATCATCCATATTTGGAGGTTCATTACCTATTATTATCAAATGTGGAGCATCTCTTATTTCCATTTTGTTATTATCGCAACCGAAGGCAGATGAAAACAATCCATCTTTTATTTGTTCTAATGCACGATAACTTACAATTTCATCACCATAACTTAGTAGAACTATATATATTGGCGCTTCTTGATTTTGGACTTGTGCTAAAATATGCCTTGAACTACCACCAATAACAACGGCATTAAGATTAACAACACACCATTTACAAAATTGAGTTTTACCTAAATTAGCATCACCCCAATACCAATATATTTTTCTACAATCCCACGCACATGGTTTTTCTATAATTTTCGTAATATTTTCTTGCCAATCATAAAAAGTATTTCTATTAATTGTTGTCGGTTTTTTTTTGAAACCATATTTGATAAGGACATCACCATCTTTTTCACAATATCTTTCATTCTCTTCATTAGTTCCTTTTGATTTTTCCCAATGGATTTTTTGATTATTGAATATACCAATTGGTCTAGATTTTTTTTTAAAATTTATAAAACCTTGTAAATGTGGTGTTCCGCTTTCACCAATTTCTTTACCTATAATGTATATATCACATAAATCCTTAATTATTGGAACTATGGAACTAATGTCTT